GTTTGCGCTGACCCAACGTTAGACTCATCCGAAGTGGCTACCTGTATATTTAAAGCATCTCTATATTGTCCATTAGGAACTAATCTTTCGTCAAGATCTTTATTCATCTTGGCGGCCGAAAAGTTATGTTTTAACTCTGGCATATTATTTTAGTGTTTTATACGTTTAGAAGAACCTCTAAGTGTTTGAGTTAATTCTTCTAACTTAATATTTGATAATCTTATTTTTGCTTTTCTAGTTTCTGCGAATCTTTGTTTTTTTATTTCAGCTAATAAACCGCCTGGTGTGTCTTTTCTAGATAATAAAACACCATACAGTATCCATTTATATATAGCTTCTTCAGCTAATTTAGGCACTAATGTACTAGATAAATCTAAACCGTTGTGATCAGAGTTTGTTACCAACCCATCGCTTATGTATTTTAGTATTAAAGTTTTACCTGATAAATTAGAGCTAAAATGAAATTTACCAGCCGCTTCATCTATGTAAAAAGATCCATTTATTTGAGCGTGCTGAGGATCTATACCATACCTCCCTCCTTGTAAAGGCCAAAAGTAATCATCCTCTTCGTCTATGTTTTCATTAGCACTAGGTGTGTTTGCTTTGTAGTTAGTCCAAGTATCAGAGTCTTCATCAAAAGCTAAATCATCTGTAGCGCCTGATATAGTAAAACCTCCCCAATCTTCAGGTGTTTCTGTTATGTCTTTAGGGTTTGAAGAATATTTAGTAGGATATATTACGTGTTCTATACCAGCTCCATCACTCCAAGAAAGTTTAACGTAATTAACATAATCACCTGGCATAACCATAACTAGTGTAGCTGGAACTTCTATTTCCCAGTTTTTAGTACATTTTAATGTATCGTAGCTAAGTTCTTGTAAAGCTCTGGTAGCGTGAAAAGCTACATCACTATTTATAACTTTATCACATATTTTTCCTTCTCCTACATAAGTTGCCATAAAAGCGTTTATAACATCTTGTAAACTTAAATACCTGTAATTACCGTGATCTCCACCTATAGCATAATAGGCTTGTTCGTTTGTTTTTAATATCGCCATTTATTTATATATTTTGTGTTTGTATTTCAGCTGCGTCTTTTTGCTGTGCTATTTGTACTAACCCAGGTTTGTTGATCGTTATACCAGCCAACTCTAAAACCTTTATAACTAAAGTGTCTTCTTCTGATTCGTGTAACTCATAATCAGTGGATGTATTAGCATTGTATAAAGCTTTGCTGTTTACAACAACATAACCCCAGTCTACTTTTTTAGGTTTGTTTATAACCTCACAAGTAACACCAGTATTAGTTAAAGCTGTTGGGGTATAAACTTCTATGTCGTGAGACGGTGTTGTTGGATTGTCGTTGTATATAGGTTCTGTACCAGCATGTCTAGCAGAGTTTGTTATTCTTTTTAATTCGTTTCTAGTAACCTTACGGCATTCGTATCCGTTAAAAAATATTTTACCTATTTGATAATGTGCTGGAAAAATATTACCACTGGTAACAACACTTGTAGTTGTAAAAGGCGCTATTTTCCTATCCATTAACTGCGCTATATCTGACTCAGAAGTAACAGGGTCTCTATCTGGCTCTAGTCTTTCTCTTTGATTCTTAGTATAAAAATAAGATTCAAATATTTGCATTTGAGCCTGGTTAGCTAGCAAATTATATTCTTGAGGTGTTATGTAACCTCTTTGTTCTTTGTTAGCTATGGCTAAAACTCTTTGATACACTGTGTCTACACTTACTGCCATAATTTGTTTTTAATTTATAGTAAAGCAACCACATAAAGTGGCTGCCCACTATAATGTGATTAATTAATTTAATCTTTTTTCAATATTTTTATAAACCTCCATACCTTCGTCTGTTTTAAACCAAGCAGCTAATGCTGAATATGGATGCTCGTCAAAAGGAACTATCAATAGTTTTCTATCATTAGAAGCCCATGTGAAAGTTCTTTGGTCTTGAGATAACCTTATTATTCCCATTTCGGTAGCTTTGATACCTACATTTCTAAGATGTATGTTTTCATCTACAACCAAATCTAAGAACAACCTTGGGTTTCTTTTAGCAAAAACCAACAAGTCACGTTTAAGCTCTCTAGAACTCATCTTAGATACTTCAGATCCAATCTCTGCTCTCATCACAGCCTCTGCCATATCTATATCTAAATCTCTAGCCGCGTTTAAAGCTTCTATTTCCATTTCTATATCAGCAACCTCATCAGCAGCGTTAACCTCTGGTTTTAACTCGTAATAAATAACATCTTTATGTGGATGATACCATGAAAGTAATTTTTGTAAAATTGCTTTTTCCTTAGGAACAGGTAGCATACCGTTTCTAAAAACTATATGAGATAATCTTTGATCTCCTTTCATTTCATCTACAAAGCAAGTTCTTTGATTTTCGCAGTACTTCAACTCTCTTTCGTAGCCTTGTTCTTCATCAAACCAATAAACCCCAGTAGATTTTATGCTTTTAGAAAGTGGTCTTTTGTTTCCTTTTAGCACGTACATTCTATCTTTTATCTCCCAACCATCTGTGGTCATCTTACCTCTTGGTTCAACTCTTTTTGGTTTTGTTTTTTCAACAACTTCTTCAACAACCTCTTTAGGTGTTTCGTCGATAAATTGTTCTTCAATTTGAGGTTCTTCTACCTCAACTTTTTTTGTTGTTTTTTTGTTTGCCATAATATAAAATAATATAAAATTAATAAAAATAGAAAGAGGGCGGGGAACGTTTACGTGTATACCGCCCTTTTTCTAGGTTAAAATGTTATTAGTTCAATAACATAAAGTTGTTAGCACCTTGAGTAATTAAACATCTTTCAGATAAATAATTAACTCTCATTGCGTCTAACTCAGATGTAGCAGCACCTACAGAACCAGTAACCCAAGTTTTAAATCTTCGATCATCAGTTTGTGAAGCTCTATATCTAACGTGTAAGAAAGGTCTTTTCATGTTCTTACCTAACATTTGGTCGTATACTGAAGAAACTCCAGCCGGAACGATAATACCTCTAATTGCGTTAGCGGTATCTCTTGCGTTTATAGCTCCTCTAGTACCAGCGTCATTTAAGTATTTCCAGTCAGATTTGTAGAAGTCGTAAGAACCTCTTCTAAAACCAGAAAAACCTAAATTAAGTGCCATGTCTTCAGAGTTGTCAAACACTCCGTAAGAAGTACCACCAGTTCCATAAGAATTCATACCAGCTAACATGTCATCAATAGCCAAAGAACTAGATCTATTCAAAAACATCATGTTTTCTTCAATAGCTCCTTGAGAATCAAACTCAGCTAATATAGCATCAAACTCTGCTAAGTTAACACCTGGTGCAGAAAGTTGGTCTATACCAGAAGTCGCGTTACCTCTATTAGCAACAGCATCAAATAAACCTTGAGTACCACCTTGAGGTAGCGCACCACCTAAAGTTTGAGTATCAAGAGTTGTGTCGTTTGCTATTTGAACACCTTCAAGACATACCATCTCGCAGTTGTCAGCAAATCTCATTCTAGTTTCGCCTTCAGCTTTTAAATACCATAAGTATCCAGAAGCTCCATCTTCACCAGATACTTCAACCCAACCTACAGCACTAGTATCAGATCCAGACACGTGATACATGTCTCTTATGATAACCGGCTTGTTAGTAAATGAAGTGTGATCTGGTTCGTTAGCAGTAGTATAAGGAGTATCTGATCCTTTTGGGAATTCAGAACCATACTTAAGTACTGTAACAGCAGCGCCGTTACTTACACTAAATTCAGTTATATGTCCTTGTGTATAAGGTAAACAAGTTACATCATCTGTAGAAACAGCTGTAACCCTACAAGGAATAGTAACTGAAGCACCAGTACTAGCTGCTACTAATACAGTATCACCAACTCTAAGTCCGTGTGATCCTGCCGCATAAGTAGCGTTAGTTCCAGCGTGTCCTGTAATTGCTACAACAGACGTTGCCACTGTAACTGTTCCTGTATAAGCTAGATGTAATCTACCTTGTTCAGACCATACTACTTGATCAGCAGTCATAGCCTCTTCAGCTCCTACTTGTGAAAGAAATCCTGAAATAGTTCTGTTTCCAAAAACTTCAGCTTCTTTTTCCATAAGATCTGGTAAGTATTGTTGTACCCAAGATCCAGCAGCTACTGTAAAGTCAACATAGTTTGACGCTAAAGTACTCTGAATTGGGTTAGGGACCGTGTTTAACGATCCACCGGGAGTAATTGCCATAATTTTTAAATTTTAATCGTTATTTGTTGTTTTTAATTTTAAACTTAAAGTCATTAGAATCTTCACCTAATACTCTAACCTTAATATTACCAGCTTGAACCTCGCTGTGAGATGATCTAGGATTAATATTAATATTTTTATCCTTAGCCATGTTTTCTTTAACAGCGTCAGCTTTACCTTGTTGGTAAAAATGATTAGCCACAGTATCAGCATTCATAGCTGTAAATAAAGATTTATGATAACCTTTAGCGTCGTTTATTGTGTTATCTTTGTTCAAAAACTTTTTGACAAAATTACCAATATCGCTTTGAGTTGTTTTAACTTTATCTACATCTTTAACATTAAATCTAAACTTTTTATCACCAACGTTGTATTCAAATCCTTTAAATTGATCACTAAATACATCGTTTGTTTTTTTATCAAAAATAGATTTTTGCTTTTCTGCTAATTTGTTATTTTCCTCCGACTCCTTGTTGTATCTATTAAAGAAATCAATAGCTTTTTGTTGTTCAGGCGTAAGCTTTGAACCAGCTTTAATCTCTTCATAGTATTTAGACTTTTGCCCGTCTAAGTAGGCCCTAGCGCTGGCAACTTGCTCTTTTAACGCTAGTTTTTTTCTTTTAATAGTTTTTTCTTCGTCAACCTCTTCATCGTACTTAAACTCATCATCCATTAGAAAATTTATTTCTTCAGCGTTTAAGTGAGGTTTCGTGTTTTTATAGTATTCATATAAAACATCTTGATCATCTAGTTTACTAGTATCTCTGTTTAATCTAACGTAATCTTCTAAATCACCACCAGTTTCTTCCATAAACTGCATAAGTTTCTCTACGTTCTCTGGTAAAGGTTTTCCAGTAGCTTCTGCTTTTTCTACGGCTTTTACTACTTCTTCCTTAGTTTCTTTTACTTCTTCTTTTATTTCTTCTTCTGTTATTTCCTCAACAACGGGTGTTTCTTCATTTTGAACGGCTTGCTCTTTTTCTCCGGCAACCTCTTCAATTGTTGTTTCGATGTTTCCTTCAGAAACTTTCTCGCTAGTTTCGGATCCGTCGCGAACAGGTACCTCATTTGTGCTTTGCTTTGTATCGGCATTTTCTTCTGTTTTTGGTGGTTTACTTAAATCAATCTTAGTTACAGTTTGTTCTATAACTTTAGGTTTCATTTTCATTTTTGCTTTAACCTTGGTAACATCACCTTTTGTTTCTTTACCTTTAGGTTCGTTTGTAGTTTGTTCAACTACCTTTTGCTCAGTTGACTCAACTGGCTTTTTATTTGTTTTTGTCATAATAAAATAAAATTATATAATTAGTTATAAGTTTTAAGAAGCAAACTTATCTAAGCTTATTCCTCCTAGTATATCATTACCTGAAGACTCAAACTTTTTAGCACTTCCTTCCGTGTTTCTTTGCTCAATAAGTTCGCTTTGTTGTGAAGCCTGCATTTTAACTCTTTCGTCTTTTCTGTTTTCTTTTTTATCGTCCATTTCTTTTTTAGCTTCAGTTTCAACTTGTTTGATCTGCATGTTTAGTTCAAACTCATGATCCATTAGTTGTTTTTTAGCTCTAACCTCTTCCTGCAAGTACTGTAGTTGAAGTTGAGATTTAGCTGACTCTAACTCTATTTCAGATTTAGTTTTAGCCTGTGTTTTTTGTATTTCAGCTTGTGCAGCGGCTTGTTGCGCTTGTGAATTAGCTTGAGCCTGAGCTTGCATATTTTGTTGTTGTATTTGCTGATCTTTTTCTTGTTTTTTCTTTCTTTTTATTTTCAATAACTGATTTGCTAGTTTTACATTTTTAACTTCTCTAATATCAATAGCGTCGTCTAAGTCTATTAATTGTTGAGATAATGCTGTTTGTATATTATTTTCTAATAATTGTTTTTCTTCTACATCTGGCTCTAGTTCTATAAATATACCAAAATCGTATAAGTGTAACTCTGACATCTCTCCTAAAGTAGCAACGTTATGCGCACCTATAGCTTGAACAAAAGCGTCCGCGGTTGGAGAGTATTCTAAAATATCTGAAATTCTTAAAGACAAAGCTTCAGCAACCTCAGCGGTTAAAAACATACACGAATTAAGTATGTGTCTTGTGGCTACGTTAGAGTTCATAGCCGCTAACTTTTGTACACCAACTAAAGATTTAGGATCTGGCATACTACCATCTCTAGCTTCGTTTAATCCAGTCACATCTCTTATCATTTGTAGGTAATAGTTGTAAGTTTGAATTAAGCTTTGTATTTTATTACTACCCGCGCTTGTTTGTATTTGTTGAACTGGCATTTTAGCTGGATTCATATCACCTTCTGAAGTGAAAGATCTACCTATAACGGAACCTGTTTGGAAAAACATATTTAAAGCTTCTTGTGGATTATAGTTAGTTCCATTACCTAAATCTATTTCAGCTAAACCATCAGCATCTAAGTAAACACCGTCTGGTACCATACGTGACATCACTTGTTGTAGTTTAAGGTGCGTTAATTGAATCATATCAGCAAAACCTGTTATTCTACCAACTAAAGATTCTATTCTACCGTTGTACATTCTAGGTGCTACTATAGAGTAGTTCATTTTAACCTTATTAAAGTCACTTTTAGAACGCATCATATTTTCAGCTTTTTTCCACTTTAAAAGTTTATCTGTACCTATAACAATAGCGCCCTCAAAAACACACTCTACAGCTCTTTGTAACTTAGTGTATTCACCCTCTTTGCCTTCAGGTGGGTTAAACGTGTCGTCTTTAGGTATAACTTTTTCCGCTCCACTACCCGTTTCCTTAACCTTATAAACATCGTTCATGTAAGTTTTGTAGTTAAAGTATAGTACTTGTATTTTGTTCTTATCGTCATATTGTTTACGAATATATCTTCCACTAGGACGTTTATAACTTTTAGTGATATCTTCTAAATCCGATTCTGTTAATCCAGGAAATTGTCTTACTAGTTCGTTTATAGGTATAGTTTTAACTTCACCTATATAATATATGTCATCAAAATAAGGAGACTCAGTGTAAGAATATACAATGTTTTCAGGATCTACATAGTTAACAGTAACACCATCACTAAAATTAAAATCAGTTTTCACACAAGCTATACCTAAAACAGCTAAATCATATAAAAGTCTTCTTCTTGTTAAATCATAATCATTACCATTGAGTAAAACCTCTATAGCTTGTTCTTCGGCTAGCTCTACAGCTTGTTTGTAATTTAACGACATGTGTAGTTCTAGTTCTTCTTCTGTATCTGGTAGTATTTCTCTATCGTTTTCGTACAAATCTATATTAAACTTTTGAGCAGCGTTGTCGTTAAAAGCTCTAGATTTTATATCCCTTAACATAGACTCCATGTAGTCAGTTCTTTTGCTAACACCGTATTGATCTTGAGAATAAGCTTTAACGCTGAACATTCTTTCAGACATACCATTAACGACTATGTCTACAAATTTAGGTACTATTGGCACGGGTTTCCAGTCTAAGTTTAAATAAGATAAATCGCCGTTTATAGATAATTCATCTTTGTATTTTTGTATTGATTGTTCCCCTCTAGCATAAAGCCTTAATGTGTGAAATTTATTTTTAGAATCTTTATATTTGTTAGTATGAGATCCATTGAACCACTCTTGTTCTATAGCATGCGCTACTTTAAGCCCATACTCTGAACTCATTTTTTCTAAATCGCTAACAACTTGCGAAGGAAAGTTAATATATACTGACTCAGCCATATTTTATTTTTTAATTATTCTAGATGTAGTACCTGTGTTACTATATCTCGCTATGTTTAAGTTTAATTCTTGTTTTTTTACATTAGGGTTTGGTTTATACAAATGTCTATTACAAGCCATTATAGCTAAACCAGAGCTTATTGTTGCATCAAATTTTGTTCTTTTGTTTATATCAAACCTAGACCAATCATTTAATGTTTTGTTAAAGTACATTGTGCCGTAGTTGTTGTCACCTAAATGACCAACGTAGCTTTGTATGTACATCTCTATAGCAGCCGCATGGGCTTGTTTTATATCTTCACTTGTGTTTGGTATACCACCTATTTCTTTTTCAGTAGTCGACAATTTGTTCCAGACTCTATCAGGTCTATTCATAGAGTACCCTCTATAACCTCTTCTTCTTAAATAATACAATAATCGAGGTTTGTTATTTTCCGCTAAAACAGGCATTCCATAAAAAACCAACGCCATTAAAACGTCTTCGAAAAATATTTCTGCGGTCTGAGGTCTTGCTATGTATTCTAAAAAAAACGAGCTTGGTGGAGCATCTTCCATAGAAAATTTAGTTAAACCGTGCAACGCGCCTTTAGAGCCTTTACCGTCAACTGTTCCAGATATATCATATGAATCACAACCAAAAGCTCCTACGTGTTCATTACCTGGATACTTAATACCGTTTTTTATCATAATCCTGTTTTGTAAATGTACAGGAGGCACCCAGCTTATATTAAATCTCCCTTTAGGGTCTGGATAAAAAATAACTTGAGTATCTTGTATTCCGTTAACCCATTGAAAGTTTCCAGTGCTAATATTAGCGTTATAACGACTACTATCATTGTAGTCTATTTGTTCGTATAGTTTAACTAAATTAAATATACTATTTTTTGTTTCATCTCTAAACGCGTGTTCTTCAGTTCTTGGAAACTGTCTGTAAAACTCGTTTAAAGCGTCTTGATCTTGTTTTAAACCTTCAGCTTCGTTTTCCCAGTGTTCTATTATACCTGTATCTATTAGTTCCCCATCGGGTCCGATAACATCATTGTGTGGGTTATCAAATACAGGAAGTCCGAATTGGTCAATAAATCCTTCATAGTTCCATTCCATTGGGATAAACAGAGAATATAAACCAGATCTTGTCTGACCATTTCTATTTCTTTGCGTGGTATCTGAAGCATTATATAATTTTTTAAAGTTATCACCTCCTTTGTCAAGAGCATTACTAGTTGAGCCCATCATACATTTACCAATAATTCTACTACCTAATCGTAAACATGTTTTTGTAACTCGCCAGTTGTTTAATATATTATCAGGTCTTTCCCACTTACCACTTTCATCGTGCACTAATAACGCTAGCTTTTCACCATCATAACTATTGTCTCCTGTATTCTTCCAGTCAATAGTCGTATCTAAACCTTCTAGTTCTTCAA